CACCCCCACCATGACAGCAAGCCGCACAGGAACCACCAGCCACAAGCGCTGGCGCGAAGCAGTCCTCAAACGCGACCAAGCCGCCGGACAAACAACCTGCCCAACCTGCGGCGTAACACTCGCATGGGGCACCACCTTGCAACCAGACAGCCCCGAACCCGACCACATCACACCATGGTCACTCGGCGGCACGAACACGCTCGACAACGGACGCACAATCTGCAGGCGATGCAACCAACGACGCGGAAACGGGCGCAACAACACGCCAAAACGCCGCCAAACAGGCACAACAACAACCCTCGTAGCCTGGTAATGTGACGGGGGTAACCCCCTCCCCCCACCTACGATGAGCCCCCCAAGGCCAAGCGAAATTCACACACAGAAAGGAACACCATGGCCCCCACCCCGACGCACTGCCGCGAGTGCGGAGCCGAACTCGATCAGCCCGCACGCGGACGCAAGAAGACCTACTGCTCCCAGGTGTGTCGCGACCACGCAAAAAACAAGCGATACATGAAGACTCACCGGGATGAGGTCAACCGCGTCCGCCGTCTGAAGTACCAGGCGGAGCGGGAACCGGACAACAGCCCGGAGGTCATCGAGGCGCATTCTGAGTGGCGGGCGGCCACCGTCGATAATCGTCAGCAAGAATTAGAATGGCTGGCGGGGGTCCTGAAAGCATCCATTGAGGATGCGCCGCCGGACCGACGAGGCCCGCTAGCAAGCCAATTCCGAGCCACCCTCGCAGAGCTGAACGCCATCACTGAACAAGCCCGTAAGAAGGAAACAGTAAATGACCCGTTCGACGAACTCGCAGCCCGTCGCGCTGCTCGGGGAGGCACCTCCGCGCGTCCTCGTCCGCCCCGAGGGCGAGCGATCTAACGGGTGGGAAGACGTCACCGACCTATCCGCCATGCTGGGCGTCACGCTCCTACCATGGCAGGAACTTGTGCTCGAAGCCGCAATGGGCGAACAGGCGAACGGCACGTGGGCGGCGAAACGCGTCGGCGTGTCCGTGCCCCGTCAGAACGGCAAGAGCCAGCTCCTCGTCGCACGGGCGCTCGCGGGCGCGTTGATCTTCGGGGAGCGCCTGATCGTCGTATCCGCCCACCAGCAGGATACGGCGCGCGAAACGTTTGAGAAGCTTCTGGAGATCGTCGAGGCCGACGAGAACCAGGGGCTTCGTGATCGCCTGGCAAAGAATGGCGTCATGAATGCGTTCGGGCGTGAGTCGGTTAAGTTCAGGAATGGCGCGAAGATCAAGTTCAAGGCCCGCTCCGGCGCGGGCGGAAAAGGCTTCAGCTCTGACTGCCTCCTCCTCGATGAGGCGCAGATCCTTGGGTCCCGTGCGTGGACGTCGATCAACTCGACCATGTCGGCGCGCGCTAACCCGCAGGTGTGGCTCCTCGGCACGCCCCCGCAGGACGAGGACGACTGCTACACCTTCGACATGGTGCGGAAGGCTGCCATGTCGGGGAAGTCCACGGCGTCGGCGTGGGTCGAATGGGGCGCGGATCCCGACGCGGATGATTTCGACCCGGCGTCGGAGCTGACCAGGTGGCAGGCCAACCCCTCATGGAACAGCCTCATCAATCACGAGGTCGTGCAGGGTGAATACGAAACGTACAGCCCGGAGCGCTTCGCTCAGGACCGGCTCGGCATCTGGCGTCAGGACGCTGGCGCGAAACGCCTCATCACGCCCGCCCAGTGGTCGGACACTGCGACGTCGACGCCGCCGGATGAGTCTGAGGGCGTGCGCACCATTGGCGTGTCTTTCACGGCGGATGGGCTGCGGCAGGCCGTGGCGGGCGCGGTCAAAACTGCGGATGGTGGTCACGTGGAGCTGATCGGCGCGTACTCGGGCCGCGCTGACGTCGGTGTCGCCCAGCTCGCTGATTGGATCGCAGAGCGCCGTCATCGGATCGCGGAGATCGCGATTCTTGGGCGAGCCGGGTCGGGCGTGCTGTTCGAGGCGCTGCGTGAGCGCGGCGTCCCCAAGCCAATGATTCATATCATGAGCACGGGCGAGTACTTCGGCGCGACATCGATGTTCCTGGATGCGGTGCGTGAAAAGCACCTGACGCACCCGAAGGGTGAGCGTGATGACGTCCTGAACCGGGCGGTCGCTACGTGTGATAAGCGGATGCGCGGCCAAGATGGGGCTTGGGGGTGGGCGGCCACCGTCGAAGACGGCGACCCGTCCCCGCTCGATGCTGTATCGGCGGCGTACTGGATGGCGCGCACAACGCGACGCCGCCCCCGCGCGCTCCGCGGTGGGAGCACTCAGGGGCGGCGCGGCGTCGTCGTGGTCTAGCTAGTAACGCAGATCGAAGACCGCGTTGTGGATCACCCTGTACAGGGGATAGGTGATGTGGTGCGCGTACTCTGGGAACTGCTCCTTGTACTCAGCTTCGGTGAGCGCGTAGTTCGGCATGAACGCGTCGATGAAGCGCGTCATGTCCCGGCGCTTCGCTTCGGCGACGTCCAGGAACTCGTCAAACTCATCGTCGTTCATGGTCTCTTTGTCGCGCTCCCAGCGGGACACGGTGCACTGCGGAGCGCCGCAGACGCGCTCACCGAATTCCTTCTGCGTCATCAGAAGATCGCCGCGCCTGGCGGCGTTGCTGATCATGGGTGGTACCTCCTACTTGACTATATGCATGATTATATGCACATGTGGTATGTGTGCTCAAACGTTGAATTCACGCGGCAAACCCGTATACACCACCCGGGCGCGTGTACCATAAGAGCCAAAAGACAACCAAACGGAAAGAGCTGACATGCCCGCGCCCATGATCGCCGGTCTCACCAACGCAGAACAGGCCGTCTTCGCAGCGCTGTGGAAGCGCATCGAAACCAAGTCCACCAAAAACGAGTTGCTCAACGCCTACTACGACGGGCACAGGGTCTTCGAGGATCTCGGGATCAGCGTGCCACCGCAAATGGCGCGCGTCCGCGCCGCCCTCGGCTGGCCAGCCAAGGCCGTGTCCACCCTCGCACGCAAGCACGTCTTCGAGGGCTACTCCCTCGACGGGAAGCTAGATCCCTTCGACGTCACTGAACTCCTGGTCCGGAACTCGTTCGACGTCGAACTCATGCAGGCCATCCAGTCAGCCTACAAGCATAGCTGCGCTTTCATCGTCGTCGGTGCTGGCGACACGTCGGCGGGCGAACCGCCCGTCATCATCCAGGCCCGGGACGCGCGTTGGACGTCTGTCCAGTGGGACACGCGCCGCCGGTGCGTCACCGCCGGGCTGGCGATCAACGGCGTGGACACGCCTGACACGGACGGGTGGGATACGGACACGATCAGGCGTCTGGTCGCTCCGTCAGACGCGACGCTGTTCCTTCCCGGTGAGACGATCCGCCTGACTAAGGGGCCGCGCGGCGCGTGGCAGGTGCAGCGCCTTCCCAACCCCGCCGGACGCGTCCTCATTGAGTTGTTGGCGTATGATCCGCAGATCAGCCGTCCCTTCGGGCGCTCGCGCATCAGCCGCGAGGTTCGTTACCTGACCGACTGTGCGATCCGCACGATGGTACGCACCGAAGCGTCCGCCGAGTTCTTCTCATCCCCGCAGCGATACGTCCTCGGCGCGGACGAAGACGCCTTCACGGGCATCGACCGGTGGTCTGCGATCACGGGCCGTATCCTCGCCCTATCCCCGAACGAAAATGGCGACGTCCCGTCCGTCGGACAGTTTTCGCAACTGTCGATGGAGCCACACCTGTCCATGTATCGCCAGCTCGCACAGAATCTGTGCTCGGCGACGAACATGCCGACCTCATCCGTCGGCATCTTCGCGGATAATCCCGCGTCCGCCGAAGCCATGCAGGCCGCCGAATACGCCCTATCGGATGAGGCCGAGTACCAGTGGCGTGTATTCACGCCTGCGCTCCGCCGCATCATCGAAGACGTCGTCATGGTCCGTGACCACTCGGTCACCGCGCCCGAAGAATCCTGGAAGCTCGCCGTCAACTGGACACCGGCACGCTACGTGTCCCCGCAGGCATCCTCGGACTTCATCGTCAAAATCGCCCAGGCAATGCCCGACGTCGCCACAACGACCGTCGGCATGCGCCGCGCCGGATTCACGCAACAGGAAATCGACCAGATGCAAGCAGAGACCAGGCGCGCGGGCGCGGCATCGATCCTTGACCGCCTGGACAAGCTCGCCGGAAACACGGTCGCGTGATGGTCACCCGCAGCTCTCTCACCCGCTACTCCAAGGCCGTTGACCAGGCGGGCGCAGCCGCCCTCCCCCACC